TCCTGACGCAATCGACACCCGAGGCGTAAATGAATTTAATGCCTTAACGAAGTGGAACCGTTTAACCCCCGATACTTTCTTGGCGATTATCAATAAAATAATCGAGCACATATTTTTTCCATATGTACTCGCCTTCTCTTGCACTCATTCACTTGGTCTCCGTTTTGTTTTCGTTCCTCCTAGCCCATTTAAATACGAGCGTCGAACATTTCCATCCGATTGGATGGACTTCTTAAAGGCGGAGGCGGAAATTGCTCAGGAAGCGAACCTTGACGACGCTGACGATTTATTCAAAATCCCAGTTCGAAGTATTTACGGAAAATACGTCTTTGAATCGCCACCGCTTCTCGATGAGGCGAGTGCCTTAATAGAATGGGGAATTAACCGGGCCGATTCGGTGGTGAAAACACTGTCTGATGTGACAAATTTTCCTGCACAAGATTCACATGATGTAATCGACCCTGTGTACGCACATGAGTATGCTCATTCCTACATGCATGTTCTTAGAGATGCGCTCTCAATAATTGCCTACGAGTCGCAGTATCGTAATAAAACGGCCGCGTTCAGAATAGCTGACATCTTGTCTGCGCTTGCAGCAGAAGGTAATTTAAATTGTCAACAGGATACCTTTTTTCGCGATCTATTTAAAAGCTCCATAGGGGGCCAGAAAGTTTTTGAGATAATTAACGGCACAAATGTTATCGCATTAAAAAAGTTTGCAGAAGTTGTTACTCTTATTTATAAAAACCTTGACAACGTAATAATCGACTCAGTTTTTATGCCTGGGACGCGTCAAGCCGCGGGCATAAATGTAAAGAGTCGTTCGCTTACATCTGAGACGCTGATGGGAAATGACGAATTCTCTAGTCATGCTCTTCGTGCGCTCAGAAATACTCAACATGGATATTTAACGAGAGCGGATCCATCATCTCGGCCTTCAAGATTCTTATCTATAATTACTGGTAATACCCCAGACGATCTACCAACTCTCGCGATTGCTTGGTCACTTGCATTATTAGGGTCATCACAAGATTTGATTGGCGATCCATGATATTCGCTTCCGCGGCTTAACGAAAAAAGGCGTCACTCAATTGTTGGGCGCGGGAGAAAAGGGAACATCCTACCTTTCTCGTCTTTGCGGTCGGCCTCGCGGCCGTAAGCTTGCCTCTAAGCCAAACTGAGCGGCGATGACCTGAACCCAATCCACGGATCCAAAGTGTGTTCCCCGATTCACAGAGGGTCGAAGTCCCTCTAACTCAGCTTCCGTTTGCGGTTGGTTAAGCCATCCGATCCAACAAGACCCTAAACGAATATCGCAACCAAGTCGCGGCGAAAACCGGCGGTGCGCTTTGACGCATTACCTTCCGTCTGCAATTAGGCGGGTTTGAAACTCGCCGCTACATTCCTGTCATCGTCCGCCTCCGCTTCTCTCCTAAATTAAAATAGTTTCGGCAAACGTCTACAAACATCGGTAAACGTAGGCATTCATCTCCGGCTTTTCGCTTTACACGCCGCGGGTTTTTAACTTACGCTCTTAATCACTGTGATCGTCTGCTTCAGGCGCATGGCGCGGCTCTTTCGCTTTCACCGTTCGATTCCCGATCGTGCAGAGATAAACGCGCCCCGAGCGGGGGCGTGGAGGAAGTGATTCGCATGGGCCGGATGGACCGACAACATCGCCGGCGCCGCGCCGATACGACGAAGGCGCCGGAGCTTCAGATCGTCATCCGGGTCGAGCCCGACGGCCGCGTGAAGGTCGACGGGCCGCTCGTTAAAAAAGAGCTCTGCATGAAGATGCTCGAGCTCGCGGCCGAGGCGATTCTCGCGCTTCCCGCGAGCGCGCCCGCGATCGTCGTTCCCGCCGGGCTCGTCGACGCGCGCGGGCTGCCGGTCGCCAGAAACGGAGGTTGATATGTGCTCGAGTCCGCCTAGTCCGCCGAAGCCGCCGCAGGAAGAGCAGAAGATCGACGAGGCCGGGTCGCAGGCGCGCGACCGGGAGCGCCAGCGCCAGCGCGCGAGCGCGTACGCGAGCATCGATCAATATTCGCTCACCGGCGGCACCGGCCTCACCGCGCCGGCGAGCACGGCGCAGAAGACGCTATTGGGGGCGTAATTGGAAAACGAAAGCAGCTCCTGCCGCAAATACTACGACGAGCGCTACGGCCAGATGAAGGCCGAGCGCGATTCTTTCATTCCGCACTGGCGCGATCTCTCCGATCACATCCTGCCGCGCCAGGCGCGCTTCCTCGTCACCGACCGCAACCGCGGCGACCGGCGCAACAACAAGATCATCGACAACACCGCCACGCTCTCCGCGCGCACGATCATGAGCGGCATGATGAGCGGCATGACGAGCCCGGCGCGGCCGTGGTTCGTGCTGCGCACGCCGGACCACCGGCTGAACGAATACCAGCCGGTGAAGCTCTGGCTCGACACCACGCGCAACCGCATGGCGGAGGTGTTTCTGCGCTCGAACCTCTACACCACGCTGCCGCTCGTCTACGGCGATCTCGCCGTCTACGGCACCTCGGCGTTTCTCGCGCTCGAGGACGACGAGGATATGATCCGCTTCTATCATTTGTCGATCGGCTCGTACTGCCTCGCCAATTCCGCGCGCGGCCGCGTCGACACCTGCTACCGCGAGTTTCAAATGACCGTGCGCCAGATGTTCCAGATGTTCGGCAAGGAGAATTGCTCCAAGGCGGTGCAGTCGCTCGATCAGCCCGGCACGCTGGAGACCTGGGTCACGATCATTCACGCGATCGAGCCCAACCCGGACTACGAGCCGCGGCGCCAAAAATTTTCCCAGTACAAGGCCTATCGAAGCTGCTACTACGAGGCCGGCGGCAACGAAGACAAGATGCTGCGCACGTCGGGCTTCGACCGCTTCCGCGTGCTCGCGCCGCGCTGGACGGTGACGGGCGAAGACGTCTACGGCAGCTCGCCGGGCATGGAGGCGCTGGGCGACATCCGCGCGCTCCAGCTCCAGCAAAAGCGCAAGCAGCAGCTCGTCGATAAATCGGTCAATCCGCCGATGGGCGCTCCGGCCGCACTGCGCAACGACCGCGCCTCGGTGCTGCCCGGCGACGTGACGTATTACGACAACACGACCGGCAATCAGAAATTCGAGCCGCTCTACATGGTCGACGGCCGCGGCTACCAGTGGCTCTTACAGGACATCGCCGAGACGCAAAACCGCATCAAGCGCACGTTCTTCGAGGACCTGTTTCTCATGCTCGCGAACGATCAGCGCTCGGGCATCACCGCGCGCGAGATCGCCGAGCGCCACGAGGAAAAATTATTGATGCTCGGGCCGGTGGTCGAGCGGCAGAACGACGAGATGCTCGACCCGCTGGTCGACATCACGTTCGAGACGATGCTGCGCTACGGGGTGCTGCCGACGCCGCCGCCGGAGCTGCAGGGCAAGCCGCTCGCGGTCGAATACATCTCGATCATGGCGCAGGCGATGAAGACCGTCGGCGTGGCGTCGATCGAGCGCTTCGTCTCGTTCGTCGGACAGCTCGCCGGCGCCAAGCCGGAGGTGCTCGACAAGGTCAACTTCGACGAGGCGGTGGACGAATACTTGAGCACCGTCGGCGCGCCGCCGAAGCTCATCTACGACGCGAAATACGTCGAGCAGGTGCGCGCCCACCGGCAGAAACAGCAGCAGGCGGCCCAGCTCGCCGCCAGCGGCGCCCAGGCCGCGAGCGCGGCGAAGACTCTCTCCGAGGCCAAAGTCGGCAACGAAAACGCCCTCACGCAGATGCTGAGAAATATGAAAGGCGCGGCGGCTGGGTGAGGGGGGGCGGCGCCGAAGCTTCGACCCGCAACGACTGAAGCCCGGCATGGCCGATCTTCAATCCTCCGCCCCGAAGGCCCTCGGCGCGGGCGCAGTCTCGCCCGGGGCAAGCCGAGCGGGATGTAAATAAATGCCGACGGTACCCGTTTACGAAAATCTCGAGGTCGAGCCGACGCCGCTCCCGACGCCGCACGCAAGCGCTCCCAAAGGCGACCCGCTCGGCGGGCTCGGCGA